GTCGACGCCCAGGATACCCGCGAGCTCTACCGATGAGGCGCCCGAGTCAGTTTTCAGCGCGATAAGGCGCTCTAACGGACTCATTTCGGCGCCGGCAAGATACGTCGGTCCGAATATCCGCCCTGGGCGCGACAGCCCTTCCGGTCTCTCTCAAGACAGCGCGCGGCCGTCTCTTCCGATTGGTGGCGATGCCCACATGACCCGCGGACCGGTCCATCCGTTGTATACGCGTGCCGGCGTGCCGATCGGTCGCGCGGGTGCGTCGCGCGGATGAGCGCGCGGTATTCCGCGCGGATGCAATGCGACAGCGTCGGATATTTCGCGTTCGGATGCCAAGCAAGCGTGGCGCCGCGCGCGCCCAGCTTGTCACAGACTTGCCGCGGATTGTCCCAATCCTCGCGAACGTAACCGCCGGCCGACGGCGCAAAGAAGTCTCGAGCGATGCGATGCCCGAACGCGTCCGAATACTCGAGCGTGCAACGGTTTGGGTATGAGTCGTCGCTAATCAGTTTCATGCGCATACAGCCTCCGGGCATAGCCCAGTAAGGGAAACATCTAGGGAATGGAAAGGTACGAACGGCGCCGGCATTACGAAAGCACCGGAAGTGCGCGCCGGCCGGTAAACCGGTTCCGCGCGGCGCCATGCGCCGGGATATAGATATCGGAACCGGCCAGCCCGGAGCATTGCCGGCACGCGTCGCACGTCGCCAGTTTACCGGCTTCATCGGACGCCGGGCAAAGCTGAGCAGCCTGTAACGCCGTGCCGCGGACCGTCACGGTAAATGTTCCCCAGACCGCGGCGCGCGCCTCGAGGCGATCCGCCTCATTATCGCACGACGCCATCACGACGCCTCGCAAGTGGGCGCCGAGGCGGTTCCGCCATTGATGCGTATAGCCGGTCGTGAATGCCGCGGCCGCATGAATCACGGAAAATATCGGCGCCGATGCCGGTACCGCGGCCGGGTCGCCATAGGCGCCGATGCGCACGCCGAGACCGCGGAATAGCGCTGACAGCTGATCAGAGGTATACCCGGTCGCGTCGACGTATGCGCCGTTGCGGTAACCTTTATAGACCATCGAAGGTCCCTTGCCCACTTGGACGTAGCAAGTCCCCTTCTTAAAAACTCCGGGGGACCCGGTCGGGCGAGATGCGTGGATGCATCCGAAACAGATCGATTTATCTGCGCCGCTCGCGATGGCCTGGAGCGGGTGCATATCCTCCCGGATAACGTAAATCTGGACCATTGCGCCGGTCTTACTGTTATGTCCCTGACTCGTCGCACTATTGCGCGCGCTCCGGAATTTCGTAGCGATGACGACAATAGGCGCGCCGTTACCGCTCGAGGGACCGCGGTATAGGACGTAACCGTTCGCGTTCGCGTCACGGCGCGCGGAACGAGCTGCAGAGAGAGCCGAACGGCGCGCCAGGCGCACCAACACATCGGACGAACGGCGCGCGCGGATCTTGGCAAGCATTGTACGCTCCATCGGGCATAGCCCAGTTTGGACGATGCCGGCCGCGGGTCGGCCGACGCGTCTAGTATGTGGGCATATGCCCACTATGTCAAGAGGGACAATTGAGCGCGCGAAAGGTCACGACGTCGCGTCCGGATGCCGTCGCCAGGGCGCGCGACAGCTCGTTAAGAAGAGACAATGCAAGCGATCTCGAGCGCGCAAACCGACCTCGAGCATAGGCAAGCAAGCTCGAGCATACGCCAAGCGACCTCGAGCATTCACCAAGCGACCTCGAGCATTCGGGAAGCGACCTCGAGCATATCGCAAGCGACCTCGAGCATTCGGGTCCTCCCAGCGGGCCCAGCCATTGGGGTTATCCGCAGACCACCTTTATTCGCTAGCCAGCGGTGCGACGCGAACACCTGCACTTGCCGGAGGTCTCCTCACTCAGGGCAGATAGTGCATATTTCAGGCAACATTAGGCCCAAACGCCGCCAAAACCGCCCATGATCCGCTGGATCGCCCTCAATCAGCTCGCGGAAGAGACGGGTCTCGCCGTCCGGACGCTGCAGTACATCCGCGCGCAGGAGCCGTCGGTCCTCACTGTACGACAGCGCGGCAAGGTCGCCGAGTACAAGCAGCCAGACTGCGCGGTCGCTCTCCGTCAGCGCGAGGCGGACAAAGCTCGACGTGAGGCGACGCCGACAATGTCGCTCGACGAAGCCCGCACCCGCAAGGCACTCGCTGAGGCCGAACTGGCCGAGATGGAGGTGGCCCGCGCCCGCGGCGAGACGGTCAGCGTCGCCGATTATGAGGCCACGCTCGGGCGCATCTTGGACCGCCTCGCGGCGCGCCTGCGCGGAATGCCGGTGCGGCTGTCCCATCTGGGCCCCGAGGTTGAGACTGCGGCCGAAGCTGAGGCGGAACGGGTGGTCGTGGAGCTCTCGCAGTTTGATGAGGATGTCCTCGAGGAACCCGCAGACGCCACACGGGCGGCCGCGTGACGCAGACGCACGCCCTCGGCCGCGAGGCCATCAACCGCACGACCCGCGCGGCGTTCCGGCGCCATTGCCGGCCATTGCCGCGCCTGTCAATGTCGGAATGGGCGACCCGCTACCGCGTGCTGTCACCGGAAGCGACGAGCCAGCACGGCCCGTGGCAGAACGACGTGGTCCCGTATCTCGTCGCGATCATGGACGCGGTGAGCGACCGGACAACGCAGGAGATCACGGTCGTCAGCCCGTCGCAGGCGGCGAAGACGGAGCTGCTGCTCAACGCCATCGGGTACTTCGTGCATCAAGAGCCCAGCCCGATTCTCGTTGTGCAGCCGACCGTGGAGACCGGCGAGAGTTTTTCCAAAGACAGAGTCTCAAATATGATTCGCGACTGCGCCTCGCTGGCCGCGCTGATCGCCCCGGCGCGATCGCGGGAGTCCAATAACACCATCCTCAGCAAGGCGTATCCGGGCGGTCAGCTGGACATCACCGGCGCAAACGCCCCTTCCGGATTGGCGATGCGTCCGAAGCGTATCGTGTTGCTTGATGAGCGCGACCGCCACCCGCGCAGCGCCGGCACGGAAGGCGACGTAAAGGCGATCGCGCGCGCCCGCACCCGATCGTTCCAGCGCCGCCGCAAGATCATCGAGGTCTCGTCACCGACCTCACTCGAGGAGTCGCTGATCTGGCCGAGCTATCTCGAGGGGACGCAGGAGGTGTACGAGGTCCCCTGCCCTGCGTGCGGCCACTTCCAGACGTTGCACTTCGACCGGCTGCGCTGGGAACTCGATGACGCCGGCAAGGTCCGCGCCGAGTCGGTGCGCTACGCGTGCGCCGCGTGTCCGCAGGAGATCCCCGCGCGCGAGAAGGGGGCGATGCTGCGCGCGGGGCGCTGGACCGCAACGGCTGAGGCGCGCGTCCCGTACAAGCGATCGTTCCACATTGCCGGTCTCGTGGCGGCGTTCGCGCTGTGGGAAGAGGTCGCGCAGGAGTTCGTCACGGCGAACGGCCAGACCGATCTCAGCCTGCGTGCGGAGATGCTGCGCGCCTTTTTTAACACGACGATGGGCGAGCTATTCCGGGATTCGACCGCGGAGACGGTCAAGTCGTCGTTGCTGACGCGGTCTGTCCCCTACTGCGCCGACGGTGCGTGGCAGGTGCCTCAGGGCGCCGGGGTGCTGACGGCGGGCGTCGACATTCAGCACGACCGCGCCGAGATCGTGGTGCGGGCGTGGGGCGTGGGCGAGGAGTCCTGGCTGATCGCGCGCGCCGTGCTGCGCGGCGACGCGTTTGGCCAACCCTTCTGGGCGCAGCTTGACGAATACCGCACGCGCAAAACATGGCGCCACGAATCCGGCGCCCCGATGTCGATCCGCGCGGTGTGCATTGACGCCGGTGATGGCGCGATGGCGAAAAACGTCTACGAGTACTGCGCGCCGCGGCTGGGCGCGGGCGTCTTTGCCATCAAGGGCCACGGCAGCATCACCGCGCCGATGCTCCCGACCAAGCCGACCAAGGTCAAGCCAGGGCGGCTCTATCTGCTCGGCGTCAACGCGATCATGGAGCGCACGTACCGGCGCCTCGGCATGACGGAACGCGGACCGGGCTATCTGCACTTAAACGAGTACGCCGGCGAACGTCCGCCCGATGGCGTGCCCGCGGACTACCTCGAGCAGCTGCTGTCGATGGCGCGCGTCCGAGATGAGAAGAGCCGCCGGTATCGGTACGTGGTCAAGAAGGGCGCCCGCAACGAGGTCGCCGACGCCGAGACGTACGCCTACGCCGCGCTGCTGCTCGGTCCCGTCGACCGGACGCTGCTCGTGCATGAGGTCGACCGCATCAACCGACTCGGAGCGTCGCTGCGCGGCGACAACGCGCTCACCACGACCACGCCGACCCCGGCGCCGGCCGCGTCGGCGATGCCGTGGGTCACCAAGCGAGGAGGATGGCGACGATGACGAGCGAGCGACCGGAAGAGCGCGTCCACTGGGGCCTGCCGGTGAGCATCATGCAGGCGATGGACGATGTGCACCTGACGCAGACCGCGCGCCTCGCGATGTGGCATCTGCGCCTGCGGCTGGACGTCATCGAGTATCGGGAGGTAAAGCTGATCTCCCTGGCGTCCGAGATGCGCGAAAAGGAACGCAACATCGGGAATGCGCTCGCGCTGCTCGTGGCGCGCGGCTACCTCGAGCAGACCGCGAAGCGGAAGCCGCGGGAGTTCCGACTGCTCTGGTCGCGGCGGCGGAGCGACGTGCGCGCCGCCTAACCGGCCCCGATTTACCGTGACGGTCGGCGCGAGCCATACTCGCGACCGGCACCGGCGGCCATCATGGGTCCGTGACCACTCCGCTCACGGCCATGCCCACACAGATCACTGCCGGCGACTCGCTGGCGGTGACCTTGTCGCTGACGGACTATCCGGCGCCCACGTGGTCGGTGAGCCTCGCGCTGGCCGGTCCGTCGATTGTCTCGACGACCTCGGTCGCCTCGGGCACGTCGCACGCGCTGACGCTGACCACGATGCAGACCGCGGCGCTCGATCCGGGGCTGTATCAGTACCGCCTCCGCGCCACCTCGAGCACCGAGGCGATCACCTACGAATCCGGCACGCTGACCGTCGCGCAGGATCTCGCGACCGCCGCTGCGGGCGATCTGACGAGCTACGCCGAGCAGATGCTGGCCATCTGCCGAACCGCGCGCCAGAACGTGCTGAGCGGCGAGATGAAGTACTACATGATCGGCGGCCGTCAGGTCACGCTCCATTCGCTGGAAGAGATCGCCCGCGAAGAGGGGTACTGGCAGGCGCGGGTCAACATTGAGCGGTCCGGGACGTTCGGTTCCCCGGTTCGCTGGGACGTGGTGTGGCGCTGATGGCGACCCTGAGCGTCTCACGCCGCCTGTCGGCCCTGCGCACGGCCATCACGGGCCGCCGCAGCGACGACAGCGACGCGCGTCAGTGGGGCACCGGCAGCTCATACGCCGGCGGACAGTATTCGCGCATGGTCGCGGGCTGGTTCGCGCAACTGAACGACCCCAATCTCGAACTGCGGTATTCGCTGTACAACCTGCGAGCACGCTCGCGAGAACTGGTCCGCGACAACGGCGAGGCGGCCGGCCTACTGCTGGACTTTGAGTCAGACATCGTCGGCGCGCAGGGCGCGCGGTTGCAATTCCGCGCCCGAACCCCGCGAGGGTTGCCCCGCGATGTCCTGAACAACCGCATTGAGTCCGCTTGGACGACGTGGTGCCGCCGCGATACCTGCAGCACGTCGGGCGCGTTCGACTTCGCCTCGCTCCAGCGACTGATGATTCGCTCGGTGGTCTGCGACGGCGAGTTTGTGGCGCTGCGGGTCCGCGATCCGCGGCACCCGTTTGGGTATGCGCTCAAGCCGATCGACCCCGATCAGCTGGACGAGAAGTACAACGTCCTGCGCAACGCCGACGGCATCGCGATTGAGATGGGCGTCGAGAACGATCGCGACGGCCGCCCGATTGCGTATCACATTTGGGACCGGCACCCGCTGCTCCCCGGACGGACGCGCGAACGGATCGCCGCCGCCGATGTGCTGCACGTATTTAAGCGGCTCCGGCCGGCGCAGATGCGCGGCGTGCCGTGGTTCGCCCCGGCGCTCGTGGCGTGGAAGCTGGGTGACCGCTACACCGAGGCCGAGCTTTATCAGTCGCTGCTCGCCGCGGCGCAGGGCGGCTTCTTCGTGAACAAGTCGGGCGACGGCGGCTTTGAGCTGCCGCGCGATGCCAATGGCGCCCCGGTGCCGCTGGTGATGGAAGCGGAGCCCGGCGCCTCGCGGGTGCTGCCGAACGGCTACGAGTTTCAGCCGTGGCAGCCGATGCACCCGACGGCCAACTACGTCGGCTTCATGAAAAGCGTGAAGCGCGGCATCTCGCGCGCGTTCGGGCGCAGCTACGCCACGATGACCGGCGATCTCTCGGACGTCAACTTCTCGTCGATGCGGACGGACCGTATCCGCGAGACCGAGCAGAACAAGCTACACCAAGCCGACCTGCTGACCTCGCAGTTCTGCGACCCGATCTTCACCGACTGGCTGCGTGCGGCGCTGCTGGCGGGCGCACTTGGGCCGGTGACTGTCGACCTCGGCGTGCTCCGCACGTTTGCAACGTGGATGTGCAAGGGCTGGCCGTGGATTGATCCCATGAAGGACATCTCGGCGGCCACGATGGCCCTCGCGCAGGGCCTGACGTCGCGCCAGACGCTCTGCGCGGAACGTGGCGTGGATTTCTACGAGATCATCGACCAACTCGCTGAGGAAGCCGCCTACGCGCAGGAGAAGGGCGTGGCGCTTGGCGAGGCCGACGTCGTCGCCCTGACCGCCGCCACCGACGCCGCCGATGCAGCCGACGCGGCCGATGCGACGGATGCGGCGGACGGCACGACCCCGGCGGACGCGTCCGCCACTTCTGAGGCGCCGCCCACGACTGGGCGTGGCGCTGCACTCCGCATCGCGCGAGGCGCTTGATGACGATGTCCACGAACCCGTTTGCCGCTCGCTCGGCGGACAATCCGCACGGCACGCTGTACCGCGAAATGACGCTCGAGCTCCGTCGCGCCCCGCGTGGTCGGGCGCTCGAGGTCGACGGCGAAGGCGCGCTGGATGTCGCGCAAGACGCGGCCGATGGCATGACCGAGG